CATTGTTTGCTTTTACATAACCTAATATCTCACCTGTTTTCCATACACTACTTCCGTTCGTTGTTTGAAACGTAATACCTTTTTCTACAGGATATACACCTGTAGAAGTGTAACCTGACAATAAAGATACATCACCCCCAAAAGTGGCGTTGCCTGACTTGAAGTCGAAATCGCCGTTTGCATCAATACGCATCCTTTCGATTGCATCAGTTCCCTCCGCTTCATTTCCTACACTTGTAGAGAAGGTTAAAAACCCACCTGAACCTGTAGAAGATGAAGATAAAGCTTTTATTGAAGAAGCTACGTTAGGAGAAGAACCAGATGTATCTTTGTTGAAAAATTCAATAGTCCCAAACTCGTTATCAGCACCATTATTTCCATTCCCTGAAATCCTCAACCTACTTAAATCACCTTTGTCTATTTCTACATCACCCCCAAAAGTGGCGTTGCCTGTTGTTTCGAAGTCATTATGAACAAGAAAGTCAGCATTATCTCTATTAACTGTAAAAATATCTTTTGCCGTTGATGTGCCAACCCTTGATTGAAATTTTAAGTCGTTTGTTGCACCATTTAAATTAAAACGAAAACCTCCAAAACCAACAACCCCCCAAGCAAAATCCCTATCTTCGGAAAAATATAAATTACCACTATCGGTTCCACCGCTTTCTGCTCTACCAACAATTAAATCGTTAAAATTACCGTCACCAGCAGTATTAATATTACTCTCAAAGGTGGCATCTCCTGTAAAACTTGGTGAAGCTTTATTTGCTTTTAAATCTAAAGCGGTTTGTTGTGCCGAACTTACAGGCATATTGGTCAATAAAGAACCATCTCCAGAAAAACTTAAACCTATAACATTACCCTCTTTATCTACTGTAAAAGTGTTTACCGCATTGTCTTTTCCAACGAAATTAAAACCCGAACTTGTACCCGCTACCTCAATAGCACTTCCTGTTCCGTTATTATTTACATATAAACCAAAACCTCCTAAATTGTTTAATACATCAATACCCGTACCTGTACTTGTATTATTTACATCTATTGCTGTTCCTGTTCCTGAATTATTATGTTTTTGTTCTCCTGTTATAGTGTTACCTCCCGCTAAATTTGCTTTTAAATCTAAGGCGTTTTGTTGTGCGGTTGAAATAGGTTTATTTGCATCCGTTGTATTATCTACATTAGACAATCCTACATCTGCTTTAGCTAAAACAACTTCACCAATTTTACCAGATACACTAATAACTTTATCAGTATTGTCAATTTTAGCAAAACCATCAGCGGTTTTTATTACCCAATCATTTACTTTCCAATCAGTAATTCCACCAATATCTGTGGAACCTTCAATCGATACTATCCAAAAATAACCTGTTTCAGTCGTTCCTGAAATATCTGGCGTATTTGTGTCTGCATCCCAATTGCCTTGCGGTATTAAAGAACCCTCTAAGGCTAGTATTTCAGCTTTTAGCACTTTTCCTTGTTCTGCTGATAAAGGAACGCCAGAACCCCCAGCGGTTACGTTGTCTACAATACTTGCAATATCTATTTTTAAATCAATGTTAGATTGTAAAGTAGTATCTGAACTTTGTCTAGTAGAAGCTTCTGCATCTATATTGCCCTGTAAGGCTACATCTGCATCACTTCTAGTGGTTGATTCTGTATCTATGTTTTCCTGTAAAACAATATCTTCTGCAATCCTTGCATCTTGTTCAGCTTGAACATTATCTTCAAGGCTTTGCTCTACGTTGTTAATGTTTGTTTGTAAAGTTGTATCTGCGTCACCTCTAGTAATAGCTTCTGCGTCAATATTTTCTTGAAGAGTATCTAGTTCCTCTCGAAGACCCGTTATGTCAGATATTTTAGATTGACTTAGTTTCACCCATTGAGAACTATTATAATATATAAGTTGATCTACAACATAATCTACAGTTCCATTTCCTAAATCCTGACTACCTGCAACATTAATTTTATAAACAGTTCCAGAAACACCTGATCCATTTGATAGATTAGGTGTATTTGTATCTGCGTTCCAATCTCCGCTAAATCCTCTTAATAAAGGTATTTTTATTTTCTTAGCATCTTCTGTACCCGTATTTATACTTGCAAAAAAACTATCGTCTGTTAGTACAGTTTGTTCTGATAATTCGCTAAATAATTTAGAGTTTCCAATTATTTGTAATATTTGTGCTAATTGAGTGTCTGTTGCCATATTAATAATTTTTAGTCCAAGATAAAATTCCTTTTTCTTTTGCAGAAGCTAATGCAATGATTAATTCTGCGTCTTCTGGTGTGTTTGTAATATTCTCTTGTTCCGTTGTCAAGAATTGCTCTCCACTTTGCTTCAAATTTACGGAAAATATTTTTAAATTAAAATTTCCATCTCCACTTACATCTGGTGCTTCTGATAATTTATAAAAAAGACCGTTTATAAGTATGTTACTATGAGCAACGACCAATCTCAACTTACTTGCCATTTGACTACTTAGTCTATTAAATGTAAATTTCTGAACATCATAAACAACATTATCTGTTACGTAAAACTCCTTGTCTCCATTATAGCCCTGTGTTTCCTGTTCTCCTATGTAGTCTTGATAACCATTAAGTCTTAACTTGTGTCTTATCCCTGTTTGATAGTTCATTGCCCCTTTGTTTTCTTCATCCCAATATGTTATATCGAAAAGAAACTCACTGTCTTCTACCTTTTTCACACATTCAGATATGTATGTAAAATCTATATCATTGCTACTAACACCTGCTTCAATAACTACATTAAAATCATCTGTTACATTTACATTAAATTCGTAAATCTCATAAGGTTGTAAATTATATTCTGCTGAAATTATTTTATTATTTATATTGCTTCCTGTATATGCAATGTTAAATTGCAAAACAAAGCTACTGTACGTTTCTGAATAAGATATACCATCTATTGGTACTTGACCAATTCCATCTATTGTTACCAAAGCACCTTCTACACTAGCCCATTGAGGTAGTGCAAAACCATAATTAACAGTTTCTACAAATTCGTCTGTTAAATAATCTAATAAATCAACAACTCCAAAGTATATTCCACTTCTGCCGTTACCTAAGTCAAAGTAAGTACTTGTAGACTTTTGTTTAAGACCAATATTATTGGTTTTTTTAATAGTAGTCAATAAATCCCCAAAACTAGACTCTGTCTTAATTTTACTAGAGCCTGTTTGTACATACTCGCCTAGATTTCCTGTTTGAACTTGAAAGTCTTTCATTAAAAGACCACTAGTATAAATACCGTTAACACTTGTTCCTGAAAAAGAAGTGCTATAAGAATCATCTGCTATCATAAACCTAGACTGAAACTTGGTAGAAGAACCCATATCTAAGGTTACAAAAACCCTTATAAATCCATCATCCTCTATCGAGAAACCTTGTTCTATAAAAGTCATACCTCCAAAAATAAAATCTTCATTAAAAGAATTATCTCTTGAATCGAATTTAGTTTGATAATCACCGTTACTACCCTCTGTATTTATTACTAATAAAGATATTACATTGTATTCCTGTGGTTTAAATCTAAAAGAAGTAGTGTATATTGTTTTTTCTTGGTTTTTTAAAATATCCTGACTTAAGTAGTGTTGATTATCTCCGTTGGCTACGGTTCTATTATCTGTTATATCTAATCCTTTATTAAACCATACCTCATTCTCCTTATCTCCACTCCATAATATTTCGTTTTCTTTAGATAATGTTTTTCTTGTGTTTTTATTAAAAGAAAAACAGTTTATATACTTTGCATTTGTTTTAAATTGAGTTGTAATAACATCATTTTCTAAGAATTGTTGATAATAAGTGTAGTTTTTTAACCTTAACTCGTTGTTGCTTAATGTGTTTTTTTGGTTCTTTTTACCTAAATCATACTTAGAAAACCTTAAAGAGTTTATCTCTGAAACATCAAATATTGTTTCTGTAACAGCAGTACTTCCGTCAACAATTATCTGTCTTTCAGTAACACACCCAAAACCATCTTTAACGTAAATAGTATAAGATCCATTTTCTTGACCTGTAAATGTATTTGAATCTTGATATGTTACATCGTCTAAAGAGTATTCGTAAGATGATATTTCAGAAGATATAAATGTAACAGATACGTTAATTGTAGCACCATTTGAAGTGTTCAATATAGACGCACTTATGTCGTTGCTGATTAAACGCCTTAAAGATTGAGTGACAACAGACCCTATATTCGTATTTGACATATCTACAACTCTAATAGAGCTTTGCCTACCTCTATCTACAACTAAAGTAAATGGGCTTTCTTCATCGGAAGCTACTAAAACATTATCTATGTATATATTATATGAATTGTCACCCCCTTTAGCGGTTAATGTTACATTTGCTTTAGTACACTTATTTGAAGGATTTGTTGCATACTCATCTATGGTTAATGATTTCTCTACAGTTACCGCTTCATTATTTATAGAGTAGGTAATGCTGTTGTTTGAAATTGAAGTTCCTGTTGGTTCTTCTATTTGCCAATCACTATTGTTAAGTGTTATCGTTACAATATTGGAGTCAGATGTAGCGTCTAAAGAGCCGTTACTACCAGTATTGTAGTAATCCAACCTCCATGCAAATGAAAAGTTTTGAGCCGCAATAACAGGGTCATAAGGGTCTGGTATAGGGGATTGACCTACTCTAAATCTTTGTGTTTTAAAGACTTCTTGCAAGTTAATTACGGAAACTCCGTCATTTATTCTTACAAATATTGTTTCATTTAATAAAACATCCGTAGTTTCACTAAAAGTTAAAATTAAAGTACTTGCCATTATAATCTTGCTTTTATTAATGTTATTTTAGCTTCATCAGAACTTTCTAAAGTAACTAATCTTCCGTATTTTTTCACACCTCTTTCAATATACTCTATTAAACCAAAGTAATTTTTAATATTAACCCCTTCAATTTTAGTTGTTCCCTTGAACATATTTTCAATACTCTGATTCATGTTAAAGTTAAAATTAATCATAGTAGCTTCAACTCTTGCTTTGGGAATATCCGATATTTTAATACTTCCGCTTTCAGAAAGAACAAGTCCGTTTTTTTCCGTTATTAGATTTTGATTCGCATTACTAGAGTTAAACCTTATCCTTTTGTTACCGTAATGGTAAAGACCTCTTTTTACACTATAGGAATGACCATAGTACAATCTATTCATTGGACTTAACCACAAATTCCATGCACTATTAGGGTCATATATTCCTATTGGTTTACTTGTGAATCTGCCTTCATAATCCCATTTTTTATGAGTTATAACCCCAGATGGCAGAGAATAAGCATCGTGAATCCAAATATCACTATCTCTTTTACTGTCTTCTTTCGGGTATAATTTAAAAGGCAATCTTCTTGTTAATTCATAACCTACCGAATCTGTCCTAAATTTTGAAAGAACAGAGTAAGCTGATATGTTCTTAGTTACAAAGGTACTAAATTCGCTTTTACCATTAGTTTCGTCTAAACCATTTATTTCCTCATAATCTAGGCTTTTATCGTGTCCTATTTCTATTTTGGAAAAGTAATCCATTTTAGAACTTTCGTATTCTATATTATCTACATTACCTAATTTAATTCCTATAAAGTTTTGTTGTGTGTAAGTGGCTTTCTCTATTCTAATATATTCTTTATTACCTATAAATTCGGTATACCAACATAAAGGCTCTAAGTAATTAAAACTTTCAAATGCATTTTTAAATGAAGATTTTAACTGTATTCTTTGCTCCTGCTCATTTCCATTTGGGTAAGAATCAGGAAATCCTCTTGCAAATAACCCATTATCAATAACAGTAAATTCATATTCACCTCCATTTTCAAATATACTAGACTTTACTAATCCGTTTTTACCAGTAATCTTAGCTATTAATCTATTAAAAAACTCTAAAGGTTTAATGCATCTACTAATAGTAACATCATCTTCATATTTAGTTTTATCTTGAACTACAAGAATACTTTTTAAAACGTTTAAATAAAAGTTTACAAACCCTCTTGAACCACCACCATCGTAAGATGATTTAAAAGTAAATACTAACGCTAAACTTTCATCTTTTAATAAAGTAACATCAAATACATCATCATAAATCTTATCTACGTTTAAAGTAAAATCTGTAAAAGTCATTAAAGTAGTTACAGATTTTATTAAATCAGATTCAACAACTTTATTTGTTTTTATTAAGTTTACAGAAAAATCTTGTATTTCAGACCTTAATTTCTGTATTTGTGTTATTTTATATTTTAAGTCTAACTTTAAACTCAAGGAAATATCTTGCTCTGCTCTAAAGAAAAATAAATCACTACTTTGTAATTCTTCTCCAATTTCATAAGACAAAGTATGAGGTGTTGTTAAGTTTGAACTTATATCAGAATTAAAAGGATTTACAAGGTCTTTAGGGTTTGAATTGTAAACTACCTCTAAAGGTATCGGTCTTGATGTTTCATCATTAGTACCACTTACTGCTTTGTGAGGAAATCCATTTATACGATAACCAGTATAACCACCCTCTAATTTGCTTTCTACAAATAATTTTCTTCCTAGTGGTTGAAATACCTGTGTTTTTAATAACCCTAAATCAATTTCATCAGCGGATAAGTTGTCTAATAAATCATACTCGTCACTCTCTCTAATTTTTATATCCGAAAACAAACCACCTTCCCTTGCGTTAACACTAACGTTTCCTGTCCTTGATATTATTTTATAAGTAGTTAAGTCCAACTCTTGAACATACTTTATAGCCCACTCCTCACTTAAAGAAAACTTATTTTTTTCGTATTTTGTTAAAACAACTCGTTCTTCAATTCCTAAAGTGTTATAAACATCTCTTAAATATTTAGATGCGTTTCCAAAAAACTCTAAATCAACATCTATTTTAGAAGTAATACCCCTACTATCAGCATCTCTTTTAAAACTTTCCGTGTCGCTACTCCAACCTTTAGGTTCTTGAATAATTAAGTTACCAAATTTTTGAGAAAATAACTCGTACTGTACGCTTCTAATCCTTTCTAAATTATCCATTAATACGCTCTTTCGTTTTTAATTTCTACTTTATTGTTTATAGATATAGGTCTTGATGCTAATTTCTTAACTTCTCTCCAGACCATTTCGTTGCTAGAGGCTAATGCATCCATTTTATTTAATAATGCCTTGTCAACAACGTTATCGTTTAGTATGTTTCCATTTCCAAACATGTTCATTTCAAAGATAGCTTGTTGTAAGTTGTTTTCATCAAAACCTTCTAACATATTTTTAGATTGATCTGCTGTAAATATCTTATCTCCTTTTTCTAAGTATTTCTGTCTTGCCCCTTTATTGCTTCCTAAATCTTTTATATTACCTTTTTTATCTGTATGTATTTCTGCTCCTTTTTCATCTGTAATTGCCATACCTTTAGGTGCATTTCCTGTACCTTTTTCAAACTGTGGTAATGGCTGTGACGCAACTATTGCTGCCTGTGCTATACCTACTCCTGCCATTAAGGCGGCAAAAGGAAGACCCGCTACAAACCCCATTTCGGCAAAAGTTTTTACTACTGCAACAGATGTATCTATACCAATTTTAATTAAAGAGTTTTTCCGTTCTTGTTTTGCCTTTCTGTTGTTTATATCTCTTTCTTTCTCGTCAAACTTTTTTCTAGCAGCTTCTTTTTGTTCAGATGTTGCTAAATCATTTTCAAGAATTAAGTCTCTATTTCTTTGAGCAGTTTGTAGTTCAATGTCGTAACTCTGTAAACTAGCGTCTAAAACACTTCCAATTAGTTCTTTTGATAAATCCGCCCATTGTCCAATTTTATCAGTATCAAACAAATCATCTGTTTTATCTCCTAAACTATCAAATATAAAATCAAACTTAGATACATCTATGTCAAATTCATCTCCAAAAGTTCCCATAACACCTTTAAAAATATCTTTATACTGCTCAAATTCATCAAGTCTAACCAATGATTCAGTTAGGCTTTTGTTATATGCGTCTAATTTAGATTGCTCCCTATCTGTTAATGGCTCTAGTTTAGGGACTGATTCTGCATTTTTCATAGTATCAGTCCATTTTAATAATGTTTTTTGATAAGCTGATAATTTTTTTTCTGAAAGGTCAATTCCATTAGCCTCTAAGTCAAAACTTTCTACCTTTAATCTTTTTAGTCTAGTCCAAGCCTTTAATTCTTGATCTAAAATATTTATTTTATTTAAAATACCTTGTGCCTCTTCTTTTGTTGATTTATTTAAAGAATCTTGTAGTTTTTGTTTTTCAGCTAAAACAACAGCCATTGTTCTGTCTTTATTTATTGCATCTTCTTTATTCTCATTAGATTCTGTTGCGTAAATATTAGCTGCTTTTAATATTCCGTTTTGAGTAGCTAGTCTATTATTTAATTTTTTATTTTCTTTATTAGCCTGTGTTGTTGATTTATTATGCTCTCTACTTAATTTATAATAAGCAGGGTAATCTGTTTTAAATAATTTTAGTAAATTATTATTAAACTCTATCTCTTTTGTAATTTGTTTTATTCTTTTTTCTGCATTTTCTTTTGTAATCTTAGCGTAATTAGATGCTTTTTCACCTAAACCATCAAAATATTTACCTTGACTAACAAAAGCTTTATTCTCTAATGATGAATTAAAGTCTTCTTGTGTTTCATTTAACAAGTTTAAACCATCAACTAATCCACCAACTAGTCCTATTGTAAACATTAGAACTTTACTTATACTTCCCTCACTATTTGTTAAATCACCAACAAACTTAACCCATGAATTAGACATTCTTTCAATGGAAGCATTTAAGGTTTCAACAGCATCTTTTTGCTCAATACCAATAGATTTTTCATATTGTTTTGCAAATTCAGGTAAAACTTCTGCTGACAATATTGATCCTGCTCTAAGCATTTTATCTAAAGTTGCAACTGTAACTTCAATATCTGGATTTAACTTTTGAACGGTTTGAGCCATTACACCAAATGCTCCTGGCAACCTCTCTCCTAACTGTCTACGTAATTCTTCTGTTGTTACTTTACCTTTGGAAAGCATCTGTTCTAATGCTAAAAACACCCCTTCTAATTCGTGAGAACGTAAACCCAAGAAACCTGCTGACTTTGTAAATGATTTAAAAATAGCTTCGGTATCTTTTAATGTAACACCACTTTGCCTTGCTGCCGTGTAAAATTTATTATATCTTTCTGTTAATGTAAGTATAGATGCTCCATATTTTTCAGCAGTTTCTGCTAAAAATAGTTGAGTTCTTCTTAGTATTTCAGCATTACCAATAACTGCCTTCATTGTAAAATTAAGACTATCTAACTTACGTGCTAAATCAAATCCTTGTTTTGCAAATTGTGCAAATAACTGAATACCTCCTATTACTCCAAACGCACCTAAAAGATTTCTAAATCCACGAGCCATTCCTCCTAAGCCTGTTTTACTAAAGTTAGACGTTGCTTTATTAGCTAAGTTTACTTTTTCATTTAATCTATCGTACTCTTTTTGAGCCTTTTTAGTTGCTCTAGTGTTTTTTCCTTGACTAACTGTTAAATCTTGTAAAACCTTTTTTGCTAGTTTGTGTTTTGCTATTAGTTGGTTAAAAGGTCTTGATAATTCAATGACCGCTTTCTTCTGATTTTGAAGTGCTTTTTTATTCCGCTCAATTGCATCTGCTTCTATTAATCTTGCCTTGTTTAACTTTGTTACTTGTTGACCTTCTTTTTCTCTTTGTTTTTGTAAAGACTGAAAAGATTTTGCTAATTCGTTTTGTTTAACTTTTATTTGACTATCAACTGCAATCTTTTTTTTAGAGTTCTCATTTAATTTAGCAGTAGAGTTATTTACCTTTAAAATTAATTCATTTAACTCCTTAAAAGAAGACTTATCAGAAGTCAACATGCTGTTTAAGTTTGTAGCACCTTGTAAAATAACAGTATTTAAACCAGTCATTTCTGTTTTTAACCTAGCAATTCCTTCTGCTGCTAATTTTATTGCTTGTTCTGTCGAATTACTCATTACTTATTGTTTTGTTTACTTCTTGCTTCGTTAATAAGCTTTACTTCTTTAAATAAAGCTATGTATTTTGATACTACCGTTTTTTTAATATCTATTTCGTTTTTACCTAATGCAAGTTCAAGTTTAACAACTTGCTCAATGAGAGACAATTTATCACTATTATTAACATTTAAGTCTTCTAGTTCAGATTGTTTTATCTGTATTTTGTTTGTGCTAGCTTTTAATTGATTAACCATCCTATCTAATTCTTCATCTAAAGGCTTATCTTTGTTTATTTTATACTTCCAAACTCTTAATGCATTAATGTACTTTAACACAACTGTTTTATCATCTATTCCGTTTGATAATTGTTTTAGTAGTGTGGTAGCAACTTCAAATCTTGTTTTTAAATAAAGTAATTCTTGAAAAATTGCAAAATATAATAAACTCTTATTGTCCTCTGTTAGTTTGCAGTATTCTTCGTAAATTAAATTCCAAACATCACTTGCTTCTTTTTCATTTATATTAATCTTCTCGTATTCGTCAAATCCTACCACTAAATATGCGTAGTTATTTGTTTCTAATATTTTATGAAAATTGTAAACAGATAATTCATTACAATTTCTGTAATAACGTGTTTCGCTCATTGATAAGTTTTTAGGTTTTTTAATAAGAATAGCAGTCTTTAACTAGAGTCGTTAAATATTTTAAATTGTAATAGATTCGTAAATCCTTTAAAATGATTTGCTAAAAACAAAGATAGGTAAAATTTACAACATTAAACTTTTACTATATTTTTTAAAATATATTCTTGTAGGTATGGTAATATTATCTGCATATTAACAAATTCATTGTGTTCTTCTGTTAAATCAAACAATTCTCCGTATATTTCTTCAAGTAATTCCTGTTTTCCACTTGTAGAAAATATGTCAAACTCTCCTTTACCATCGGTTTTAACATCCATAAAGGCAAAAGTACCTCCACTCCATTGAAAGTTATATGGATCTCCTGCATTTTTGGGCTTAACAACATCTTGCCCAATTGCAAACTGTGATGTTAAATTACTATACACACCTGCATCACTTCCGTCTGACTTTATTCCTAATTCCAATTGAGAATATTTAAGAATATTCATTATATTTTCCTTGTTTTCAATGACCGCTTGTTTAGCTACATTGGGAAGTTCTCGCTCAATAACATCAAGATTAATTAAATAAGGCTCAACAACTGTCATAATATGTATTGTTAAATTCGGTTTTTAACACGATAAACTTAATTATAGGGTTATTTTATTATAAAATTAGGTTTTAAATAGTTTTTTAAGCCTTTAAAAGATTCATTTATAAATCCTCTTCTACCTAATTTAAAATTATTTTTAATCCAATTAGAACTTGGTGATAATGCAGGGTAATTAAAGTAATAGAAATCGTCAGAAGTACACATATCAAATAACGCTTGATGACTATCACCTTTTTTAAATATTATTAGCTTAGCGGTCTTGTAAATACCGTATTGCTTACAATATTGGTCTATCTTATCAGCACCTTTTAAATCTAAATGAGGTTTAAAACCAAACTTCAAACTTTTGTCATCTTTACCGTGTGAAATTAAAAAACAAATATCTCCTACGAAATAGTGGTTTATAAATTTTCTATGATTTGTTACAGTAACTTTATCTTTAAATTGTATCTCTGCTATTTTTTTAAATGCTTCGTTTACAAAATACCCAAACGCTCCTGAATGATTGTCATTGCAAATATTGTTAAAATGTATAGTATCGTAATTATTTATTAAACCATACAGTATTCTAAGTTTAAATTCTAAAGCAGCATCAAAGCATTGCTCATTTGTCATGTTTTGAGGTAATTCATGTCCTCCTCTTGTTGTCTGTGCATTAAAACCATCTAACAAATCTCCTAAATCATCTAAGTATAAAATACTACTTTCTTGCTCCTTTAATGTTTCCTTAATGACTAAGTCAGCACTTTTAAGTAACTCCTCTTTATTCCACTCCTTTTCATACATTGTATTGTTGTCAATGTCAGAATCCATACCTATATGAACATCTGTGACAGTTAATGAATCAAAATCTTTGTCACCTATTTTTGCAAAATATTGTTTTTGCTTTATGGGTTTAATATGTTTTTTTATAATTTCATCAAAATCAAAAGTATCTAATTGATCATTTATTGCTAATTGAGGTTTAAAAACAATATTGTAAGAAGGTTCTTTGTAGTGGTACGGTAAAAATTTATGAGAACTTAAATTCTCAAAAGGTTGATTGTATTTTTTACAGAAATCCTCAATACTTAAAATGCTCTTTGTTTCTCTATCGTATGCAGATAAGAAAAACTCTTCTTCTTTATAATCGTTTGCACTTGTCTTACTAGTATTTTTTACTTGGTTTTGGTTTTGGTTTTGGTTTAGTTGATTTTGATTTTTTTGTGTAACTTTTTGTTTTTTGCATTTTTGTTCTTTTCTTAAATTATCTATTATTTCTACTTGAAAAACCTCTAAACGATATCTGGCAGTTTCTCTTCCTATGTCATTGTTGTTTAAATCTAATCCTAATAAAGTTGCTTCATTAGGGTAAAGTCTTTTACGAATTTTTTTCATGTATTATTTTTTATAAAGATATAACATTTTTACATAAAAAAGCACCTAACGTTAATTAGGTGCTTTAAAAATTAAAATTACAACATTAGTCAAGACTCATTCCTGAACCCCCATTGTAAATCTCATTAACTTCTGATTGAGTTAATACTCTATTAAATATAGCTGTCTCATCAACTTCTGCGTTCAAGCTAACATTTGAATTTCCTGTTTGATTTGCTATAATAACATCTTGGTTGGTATTAATCATTTTAACGTAATTACCTATAGCGAATCCTGATTCCTGTAGACCTCCGTTGTAATACATTAATAAACCACCTTCTAAACTACTTCCATCATAAGTAACTATTATGTTTCTCCAAGTACTATCTGATGCAAAAGGAGAATCGTCTGTCCTAACAAGTAGTCTATCAGACTCAGAACCTTCCGAATGAATAGTAAAGAATACGGTTCCACTTGAAGCGTATAATTTATATTCTCTATCAGAATTAGTATTAGAATACTTAGCTACCATACTTCCGAAACTAGCAGAAGGTTTTACCCAAGTACTAATACTGAAAGGCTTATCGCTCACCCCATTCGTAAAGCTAAAGTCATTACTATCTGACAAGCTAACCGATTGGTCGCTAGAACCATTGCCGAAGCGAATAGCCCTACCAATTAGTCCGTCTTCATTTAATGTTGGATTGTTATTAATAGTTCCGTTGTGACTTCCTTTTTCGTCTTTTAGTGACGTTCCAGAAGTTTCATCGAACTTATAGTAAGCTATCGCAGCATCAAGCAAAGTTGGAACTGGAACTCAAACTACGGTTGCAGATAAAGTATTTGACTTGTAAAGAGCGTTATCTAACTCAATTACATCTCTGTTTTCTGAAACATCATATATGCTTAAATCTAAAACCTCATTTGTAGATTTAGAAGATACGGTTAACGTATATGTTCCTGAAACCTCTGATAGTGCAGTTGGGTTTGTAGTTACTCCGTCTACTGTAAGTAAGAAATCTCCAACTACTGCTCCACTAAAAGAACCACCGCCTTGTTTGATAGTTGCTTTAACTACTAAAGAAGTTGCCCCGTCTGCTGGTGCAGTTGTGTAAGCCAATACAACTTCATTAATACCATCTGCATTTTTAGGTTTGTAAGGTGCTAAAGACTTTCCGCTAATAAAAGAAAATTCATCATCTAATTCATTAGGGTCTGTTAACTGAATATTTAATCCTTGTTTAGAACCCGCTGAACCTGTTGCAAAAGTATATTTAGATACTTGAATCATACCTGCTGAAAGACCTTTAACAGATCCATCTTGTGCCATTGTTCCTAAAATGTTGTTATCGCTATCAACTAAAGAAACATCATAAACTTCTTGTGAGTTTAAAGAATTTAAAGCAGCTTGGTAGTAAAGTCCATTTACAAACTCAATTAAGAATTTATACTTTCCTTTTCTTACTAATTGCTCTGTTCCATCGTCATAGGTTTCTGTAACCATATCCTCTGAATTATCAGTAAAAGCAGTAATTCCTTTTAGGATTACCAATTTTCCTTCTGCCTGTAATTTTTGAATATACTCTTCGTCTAAAACCTCTGCTTTATCGAATTTAAAACCTCTTTGGGTTAGCCAAGCCGAAGATACATTTCTGAAAAATGCCTTACAACCAATACTACCTGTACCATAAGTTGCAGCTAAACCGCAATCTATTAAATTTGTTATTTGTGCTATTGTTGCCATTGTTTTTTAAATATAAAATTGTTGTTTAAAATATTGTTTCCCTTCTTTGGTTAGTTCAAATGTACTACCTTTTTTATAAACACTTCCATTTACAGAAATATTATTTATTAAAGTGTACTTTTTCTTAACTAATTTAGGTCTTACTTTTTCTACAACTTTCTCAATAACCTTTTTTGGTTTTGATTTAGTTACTGTAGAACCTTTCTTTTTCTCCATATTATATGCATTTATCGGTTAAATAATATTCTAGGTCTATGTTTACAGAAAAAGCATGCAAAGGTTGAAGGTCGTTAAACCTAATTTTAGAAGTAGTATATTGATTAAAAACATTATCAATACCTCTTTCTATTTCATTTATTTCATAACTACCATTAATATTCCTTAATATATCAATAACATCTTTTTGTGCTTTTGCGTCTTGCCTTTCTTTTTCACTTGGGTATATCTTTTTCAAGTCTACCATGAAAACAACTTTAACCTTATTTTTAAATAAAATTTGGTCTTCCGTTTCGTCTTTGTCGCTTATTAAAAAGCAAAATACACAAGATTTTCTGTCATTGTAATAAACATCTTCATAATTACCAGTATTAGAATTGTAAACTTCTGGAATAAATATTTTAGCAGATTTGTAGTACGTGGGTATATCATTAAAACTATTCTCAATGTTTTTATATACCTTTCCAAATCCCTCAATATCTCCTGACCAAAAATCAGGTAAAGCATCATACAATTCTTCTTGAATTGATTGAATAGCTAAACTTAATCCCTCTGCTGACGTTAATAGATTATTCATTTATAAAGAGCCTATTTCTGTGGTTAATCCTCCTTGACCTTTTAATTGCGTGTCAAATGTTTTTTCTAACATCTTAATCGCTTTACTTTTTTCATTCATATATCTACTAACAACCGTATCTGCTTTAACCTCTTTTAGTTCAGCCATAAGAATATTGTCAGCCATCTGTAGTCTTTGCACTCTATTACTTGCGTTACTAGAATTATGCATAAACATTTGGAAAACCATATACTCAAATGTAGCCCTTATAAATGAGCCGAAATTAGACAAGTTATTATCAATATAAACTTTAGAATCTAAATACGCTGTTATATTTAACCCTATGCCATTGCCATAAGTGCTATAAGTGTATTTAGAACTTTCAGGTGAATCTCCTGTTCCGATTGCAGTGTATGCAACAAATCCATCAAACCTTTTAGGGTCTACGTTTCCATTACCTACATAAACATCAGTACTATCTATTAATAATTTAAAAGCACCTTTACCGCTTAAAACGATATCTGTATTAACAAAATTTAACTCACCATTATTCGGAGTTATTGTTATTGTATCTACAAGGGTGTTTTGATTAATAATATACAAATTAATCGGTGTCGTTCCGTCTTTTTGTATTGATATTTGATTTATCCTGAAAGAAACATAGTCGCTTCCTTTCGGTTCAATTACCCAACCTGCATAGTTGTTCAGTAAAGTAGTAGGGTTTTTACCATTATCATATATAAATTGGTTATTTATTAACCTTTTATCTAATGATAAATCAGTATAAACTCTGTCTTTTACTTTTTCTATAAAATTCTTAATCTTTAAAGATTCCATATTGCTTTCTAACCAATATTCAGAATCTTCATCACTTGGATTTTGATTAACTCCTGATTTTATAGATTGATAAATTTTACTGTCATGTAAAACAATGTCCTTTTTGTTTCGTGTTTCAGTAAAGACTGCATAGGTTTTTGAACTGCTCCATTCAGCAAAAGTAATAACGGTCTTTGGTAGAAATTCCAAAATATTTTCATTAGTTATAGATGGATGTACCCCACTATTTATATACAATCCCGAACTTGGGATATTTGTCAAATTTGAGTCAAACTCGATATCTACTGTATAATCTTCTGAAATTCCTAAAACCATGTGACCTATTTGTTATTTACTAGTTATGCTTGTGATGCCCAAATCCCTACTCCATCAACAATATACCAACCTGCATCTCCATCTCCAATTAAAGTGATTCTATCACCTTTATTAGCAGTAGACTTAGTGTTTATAATGTCCTTACCATCTGCACCACCCGAAACTGAATCAGCAGCAGAATTTGCAATACTACCAATAATAGCATCACCAGCTTGTGGAGAAATAGTAACAACGTTGTTTCCGTCTGCACCACTATTTATAATTGTAAACTCAACTCCTTTTTTAGTAGCAGGAAGCGTTATTACTAACGCATCTGTTGATACCAAAAACTTAGTACCACCATCTGTTGCATTTAAAGCAACACTTGCTACAATTGTTTCTATTAAAGACTTTTTAATAGGTGCATTACTACCTAATACGTCTGTTTTATAATTTGCACTCATTGTTTATGTTTTTAAAATTAATAATTATGATAAAAGACCTTGAACCTTAACGATGTCGTTAACTCTAGTACCTAAATCAGAGTTATATCTGTAAACAACGTAAAATCTTACCCAAATAGCCATTTCCTCGAAATGAGTCATAATTAAGTTAGAATCTGTACCGCTTGTAATTAAAGATGTTGCATCAGTAGCGTTTTTGTCTGTAAAGATATTTGCTCTCATGTTTACGAAAGGTAAATCCATATCAGAAACACTCCATTTTTTACCTGAAAATTCTGTTCCTGCTCTAAAGTCTTCTGGAAAGTTCTCTACACATCCAATAGAACCATCTCTTAATAAATACCCATCAAATTTAGCTGATGAAGAAATATTACCTGATTCATGCATCCTGTCTGCTCCAAAAAAGTTTAAAGCTTGTAGGTTTTTCTCATTTCCTGCTCCGTACTTTAAAGCTTCTGCTTTTTGTCTAGCTAAACCTGCTCTGTTAGTAACAATTCTATAGTTACCTGCAACCTCGTTAGCAGCCATTAAAGCTTCCAAAGAATAAAACATAGTTTCTTCTTGTGCTGCTTTTTTAACCTTTAAGATATCTGGTGTTGTATCAAAAGCATAATCTCCTGTTGAAGCCGAAACTTGTTCAGTAGATCCTAATACTTGTGTTTTACGAGAATCAAGGCTTGTCAATAAAATACCTTCAACTGTGTTACCCATTTCGTAAAGTACGTTTTTAAGTACCTCTCTACTTTGAAATTCAGAATCCAACATGTTGTTTGCATTTGCAGAAGGATAATGTCTCATTCCACTAAATACATCGTATGGTTGGAAAAAGTACTTGTCACTTTCTGGAAGATTTGAAGGAATATACTCAAATCCTGGAGTTGTAACAACTGTTACTGCTTGGTCTTTAATAACTGGTATTTCTGCATTTCTCAATGAAGACATACTAGCTAAAGAAGCCTTAATACTTGGTGGAATGTAATTTGCGCTTGGTGTTGAAGCTTTTACTGCATCAATAACACCAAGTTCTGAAAAATACTTTTCATTTGTAGCTTGGTCAGACTGCAAGTCATTCAATAATGTTCCGTTTAAAAAACTCATTTGTTTAAAATTTAAAATTAATAATTATGTTCACTATTTGCGGTCTTTCGCTATTTTTTTTGGGCTAATCTCACTTTTGCGTACAATTCACCAAATCTCTTAGAGTATTCTTTACTTGTGATATCGCTGACTTCTTTTAATACTTGTTCTCTCACTATTAAACTTAAATCTTCACTAGTAGCGTTTTCAGGAATCTTAAATGGCACTCCTTCTACCTCTTTGTAATCTAATTGTCTTGCACCCGTTCCTCCTTGTTGTCTGCCCTTTAACAATTCAGAGATGTTTTTATCTTGACTTACTAATTCTTCTAAGTCAAATCTTTTGTGTTCGTTTTCTTTATCAATAGCAACGGGCTTTCCGTCTACTAATTCAATATTGTACTTTTGCTCAATATCTTTCTTAAAAGAATCCCATTGTGCTTTTGCTTCAAACTTATTTACGTCACTTGGAAAATTAGGCTTAACCGAACCATAAGCTACTTCTGTTTTTAACTTACTTAATTCAGTTGTTGCTCCTTGATACTTCTCATCCATACCCTCTAAAGGCTCTAACTTAGCAACTCTTTGCAATAACAAGTCTTTTGAACTTTTCATTTCTTCCAATTGCAACTTGTATTCATCACCACCTTTAAAGTTTGCTAACTTTTCATTGATTTCAGTTTGCCTTAAATCTAAAGCTGATTGAGTTGAACTAAATTTAGAATCTAATGCTCTTTTTAAATAATCTCCAACTTTCTCTCCTTGATCTCTATCAAAATCAAATCCTAATTTCTCTTTTGCATAATTACTAGCACCAGTTAAGATGCCTTCTGCATTTGTATTAGCAACTCCATCGTACTCCTTTTTCAAGTTTGGTATAAATTCGCTTGTAAACTTCCCAGTAACTGCTGTTACTTGCTCTTCTGTTAATCCGTTTTCTGTAATAAATTCTTGTGTAAATTCCATAATTCTTTTTATGTATCTAAATTGTTATTATACGTTTTTTAATTTGTCAATTTCTTCAATTAACTTTTCTTCTTTCATCATGTGATGTGGCTTTTTACCTTTTAAAGTAAAATACTCCAACTGCAACTCTTTAAGATTAGAATTATCTTCAACTAAAGGCTCTTTTTTATTAGAAGTAGATGATTTCATAAAAGCATCCATTTTAGCCATCATAGCTTTGTTTTGAGATTCTAATTCCTCAATTCTTAATTGGTCTACTGTTTTAGCAACATCTGGCTTAGGGTTTAAAGCGGATTTAATCTCTGCTTCATAAATACCTACATTATCAACATCTTCTTTCCACTCACCATTATCATCAATAAATACTTTCTCTACAGATACTTTACAGTAACCATTGATAGGTAGATTTTTCATTGTTAATTTCCATAGTATAGTTCCATGCTCTACGGATATTAGTTGGTTTTCATTTTGAATTGTTCTATCTTCATTAAAACTTAGAGATTTACCTCTAAACACTCTTAACTTAACTATTGGTTTCTTTCCCATTGGTTATTTTATTAAAATTAGTATTAGTTATTATTAAACTGTTTATTAAATTATCTATTGAGATAATCTTTTCACTTTCTTTTGCTTTTCCTAAATTATCATAGAATATAACTATATTCCCATAAGTAGATTCAAACTTTGAAACCCAATAAGAAAATCTTGATTGGTATTCAAAGTTAACATCTGATATTCTTCCATTATCAACTGCTAATTCAAAGTCTTTATCACTCGTATATGGCATTAACTTATAAAGCAACACTTCTCTCTTTGATTTCTCCTTGTTAAACATGTTTCTACGTTGCGACAATCTAATTAAAATGTTTTTACGCTCAATAGCATTGGGAGAGTTTTGAAACATCTCATAAAGCTTGTCTTGAGTTTCTAAAAAGAAATCACTTCCATAAAACACATCTACTTTTACATTGTCTTTACCGTAAGCTAAAGATAACATTACTTTATCACTTAAAGCCCTAGAAGAACTTAAAGTATTAGATAAAAACCTTAATTTATCTTGTTTAGAAACAATATCACTAGATTTTATCTCTACATCACTTTTCGAACCCTTAGCAGAACCTTCTGAAAAATCTCCGATAGAACTTAATATAATATCTTTTTCTACAGATTTTATCCTTTTATCCAAAAACTCTAATGCTTCAATTGGAGCGTAATGAAAGGTTAAAAAGTTCTTGTTAAATTCAGTATCTATGCTTCCATCTGTCTTTTCAATAGGAGGTGTTTCTATAACACTACCTGCCTGTAAAACAGAGCCTTTTCCACTACCTGATGTAGAACGTACTTCATTAGAAACCTGACTACCTATTTGGTCTATAGACATTGGCTCACCACTTCTGTTATCAAAGTCTTCGTATTGATTAGACTTTTCATTAGTCTTTATCTTTACGGTTATAGGCAAAGTACCATTAGCATCTACCATTCTTTGTAAAGTCTTTAAAAAGCAATACTCTTCAAAGTCAGCTTTTAAATAAGAAAAAGTAGATTCTTTTATTATCATATCGTTCCCGAAAGAACTATCTACCACAAATGTAGCAGGGCAAAAACCTAAATCGTGATTTTCTTCTTTAACTAAATCTTTTTCTTTGTTAAAAAAGCAATATTTATTATCATCAATGTATGCATAACCTACAACCTCTTCTCCGTCAATGTTTGCAGTAGCGGTGTAAGCTATTTGTGATATTTTTTGATGGTTCATTTTAATTGAAACAACATTTTTAATAGAAACAAACTCTCTGTAAGGATTGTTGTTTTCAAATAAATCGTGTACAATTATATCATTGTATCTAAACAATACAGCATCAAATAGTCTTTCTTCAAAATTATCATTTAATTCTTGTGGGAACTCAATATACTGTTGATTAACAACGTAATTAAAGTAACTGTCTTCTGAAAAGAAAACTCTACTTAATGGTTCTTTTATTCTTGTATTAATAAGTTTAGATGATGGGTTTGGGTTTCTGTAATATTTAGCGAAAGACAAAAAGTTATCTGTCTTGAAAACGCTTTTTACCCAATTAAGAAATATATCATTAGTATAGTGACCTCTTTCTACATATTTTTCAAAGTAATCCTCTCTGACATCTTCTGAAACCTGTGATTGAAGAAAATATGAGAGTTGATTATATTGCCTAACTGCAACGTCAAGCGAATTACTATTATATTTAGCTTCAATAAATTCTTTAGACATATAAGAGTACTATTATCTTACAAAGATAGTAATAATTATTTAATGTATAGATTTAATACATATTTTTTAAAATTAAACATTATTTAATCTTTCTTTTGCTATATTAAAATAATCCTTATCCATTTCTATGCCAATACCGTTTCTATTTAAGTTTTTACATGCTACCATAGTTGTTCCACTTCCCATAGTGAAATCTAAAACCGTTTCGTTTCTGTTGGTGTATGTTTTTATAAGATACTCTATTAATAATAAAGGTTTTTGTGTTGGGTGTTTGTAGTTTGTTTGTTTATCGCTTTTAAAAATTATATTTGTTCTTGGAAATCTATCTGTGTTTCCACCAAAAGGTAATTCTTTTGTTGCTTTGCCATAAACTTCTGTTTTATTTTGTACCAAAAGTTTTCTAACACCACTATTCATAGGTTTGTGTCCTTGTGATTTTTGAGGATTGTAAGTGCATTGTTTTTTATAAAATACAGATATTAATTCATTACTTTTTAATGGTTGTTTTTTAGCGTTTAAATGTCCTGTCGCTTGTGTTTTTTCCCACACCCAATCATATTTATAATTTTTAATATTACTCATTCTTAAAGCAGAACTAAAAGGTTCACTTCCAAATAAAACAATTGAACCGTTCGGTTTAATTACTCTGTTAAGTTGTTCCCACATCAAATCAAAGTCTATAACGCTATCCCACTTACAAGCAGTTGTTCCATATGGTGGGTCTGTTATAATAGAATCAATAGAACCACTTTCAATCGTTTTCATTACTTCTAAGCAATTGCCTAATCTTAAATCTATCATAATTTTATTTTAACTCCAATTAGTAACTAAACTTATAGTTTTCTTTAAATCAAAAAATACTCTCATAAATATCATATCTCTATAATCTGGAGAACGACCTATGTCTTGCTTTATTTGTGCTTTACCCTTACATTCTAGTTTCTTTTCAGGGTCATGGTCTCCTTTTGCTTGTATTTGTGCCAATTCTTGATTAATGTATTGTTTTTGGTCTGTACTTAAATCAGCACTTATATATAGTTCCCCTTGATTTATCTTATCAGCAACTAAATAAAGACATTGTGTCTGTAGGTTTTTGTAATTAGGCACTTCTTTACCTACTTTAATTGCTTGTGCGTTGTTTTTAAAAGACTTTGCTCCGATAGACGAAACAACACCCCATCCTAAACCATCTGCATCTACAACCACTCTATGTTGAGGAACTCTGTATTTAAACCTTAATACTTTAATTGCATTTATTAATTCAGATGCAGTAGATTTATCAAACTCAACAATTTCTACTAATTCCCACCCTTTCCAATACCCAATGACCGCTTTATCACTACCTTGACCTGCAATATCCGCAGTAATATATCCTTTTACTTTTGTTTTAGAAACATGGTCATTGTTGTAAATTGCTTCAATCATTTCCTGTTCCGCTAATTGATATGGATTGTCCTCATAATCCCAATTACCTTTAAAAAGCCTTTCAAAAGTAGGTTTATGGTCTAATGCTTTTGCCATTAATCCATCAATGTAATCTTGCTCAATGAAAGGGTTTTCTACAACAAGACAGTTTAAGTATATTCTTTGAATCCTTTTTCTACCATTGTCCATTAATATTTTATTCTCTTCATAAAGACTTCCGTTCTTATGCTTATCGTAAAATTTAATTTTACCCCAATTCTGTTTAGGGTTACAGGTCATAAACATTTTTTTCTTTAATCCGTATTTTGAATTTAAGTGTCTTCCAATCCTTGTGCCTAAAACAATAGCAGCCATTTCGTGAACCTCACCAATCTCCTCTATCCATCCACCTGTGTATTCTGTTGAACCTAAATCTTCATACATTGGATCTGATGGCTTGTACTTTACCTCTATAAAATTAATAACGCTTCCGTTTCCAAACTTAATGTAATTTTTTTGTGCATTAAAATTGTAATCTTCAATATCGTATTCTTTACAAACTTTGTTTATTGTTTTCAATACAGAATCTAATAAATCTTTTAATTGGTTACGTGCAATAAACCAATTAGTGTCAGGATATGCCAAGCAAGCAAATACTAACCAAGAAGCACCTGTCCAAGACTTAGCACCTCCTGCTGCACCTCCATATAAAAACTCATCATGCTCATTGTCTGTTAATATCTCTAAGGCTCTACGTTGTTTTTCGTGTGAAGCGTTTTTACCTTCTTGAAAATCACCTTCGCTATTAGCAGCAACACCTTCTACAATAAAATCAAAAACCCCTTGCTTGAAAAGATTAATTCTCAATGACAAAGGATCTAATGTGTTAAGTAGTTGACTAATATCGTTATTCATATTTATTTTTAAAACAATTCGTCATTTCCGTCTGTAATGTCAACCCCCATATCTATTAATTCACAGACCAAAAAGTACGGCATCATTTCGTATTTTAATAACATGATTTTATCAAACTCTTTTTTCAAAGGGCAAATTATAAAATCTTCAACTCCAAATTTCTCTCTGTAAATCTGATATAAATCTTCTTTAATATTTTCTGTCATTGTTAAATAATTTTACTGTATAAATAAAGTAATAAACTAGCCGTTGTGTAAATTACGCATATTAAAGGGTATAACAGTATTAAAAACGGCTTAAATCTAAATGCTTTTATAAACTTTATCATATTAATCTTGTTTTACAAAAACTCCATTCTTCATAGAGCCTTTTCTTTTCTCGATAATATCTAAAGCTAATTCAAGTGCTTTTAAGGGGTTTATTTCTTGCATCTTACAACCAATAAGAATTGTAACTAAAATATCTCCAAATCCATCTAAAATCTCTTCCTTTGTTGACTTATTATCTCCTTTGTGGGTTATGTAAGTTTCCTGATTTAAAGATTGTGCATAAAGGGCTTCTAAAGTCTCTTCAACCTCTTCTATTGTTTTATGAATCTGTGATATTGGTGTTGCTTTCTGTAAAATTCCTTTTCCATCTGCCCAATTAATTACTCTTTCGTTTAATTCTTTAAAATTGTTCTCCATTTGTAACTTGTTTATAGTTTAATTATTTCTTTCTTAACTTTTTTCCAAGAATAGATGTTATTTCCTCCATAATCTTCTTGACTTTGAATTATCTCATTTACACATATTAAAGCAGATTTTTTTGCTATAGCCGAGTCTTTTATAACATCTACTATATTGTCTTTAACACTTGTTAATCTAAAAAAACTATCAACTAATTGTTTTGATTTTTGTTTTGGTGTCATACCTTATCTTAGTCTGTTTAGTATCATTGCTTTTTTTATAAGCAAATAAATTAAGTTATCATTAAATTTCTCTTCTACCTTTTCAATAGATGGCAGTATTCCTTTATCTATATCGTTTGTCATATCCATAATAGAAATCTCGTGTTTTAAAAGAAATCCATCAAGTGCTTTTTCTGGTGTAATGCCCTTAACTCTTGCTCCTTGATTAAAGTTATGGTAAACATCGTTGTTTCTTTGGTATTCCTTTCCTTTTACTAAAAGCAATTCCTTTATATCAACTAAAGTGTCCGTAACTACCTTGTCAAAAAAATCATTTTGTATGTTTCCCATTATCTTTTTTCTTTAGATTTCTCTACAAATATGTTTATTTCGTTATCCGCAAACTTACCAACAGATTTTAAACCTCCGTACTCAAACTCTTCAATTAGACTTATTCTGTTTTGAGCATATCCTTTGTAGTTTATGTCATTGAGATTACTTGCCAACTTAGATAAATGAGACCTTAACTTTATTTTAGGTTGGTTATTACCATATTTAACATAAGTATTTTTAAATTGATGATAATTATGAATCTTACCATCTTTCTCTTTAATTAATTTTTTAATCCAATTAAATAGTTTCTTAATCATTTTTATAGTTTTTTAAAGCATTTAAAATAAAATCAGCACCTACAGGGTTTGCAGAGTGAACATAGCATTTAGGAAGTTGTAATTTATTAATAACGCAATACTGAACAAGCCATTTAGCGCAAATCTCTCCTGTATGCTCTTTGTAATTACCACTTTTCCATTCTTGAAACTTTTTGCTTTCATCGTAATCGTTCCAAAAGTATTCGGGGGTGTAGTGTTCTTCTGCTAAGTCATGGTCAAAAGATATAATATCAGGAAGTCCGTTTTTATCTATCCAAGAAACAAATTGATTGTAATCTAACACCCAATAAATAGTTCCTTTTTCTTTTGGTAGTCTTCCTTCGTCATTTAAAAAAGGATTTCTTAAATCATCTAACCAAAGTATTTTCATAGTTTATATTTTAGTTTAAATATTTGAATATTAACAGATTGTAATAAGTAGCATATCTCTACAAATACAAAGTTAGCAGAATAATTCAATAAAAAAAGAAAAAACTTAACTTATATAACAATAAAAAGGTCGCTATGTTACATAAAGCAACAAAAACAACCTTTTTTAATAAATAATAATTAATTGTACTGTATTAATTATTTAATATAGTGTAATAATTAATACCTACACTTACTCTTGCGGTTAATCCTCCTGTGATTCTAAGTCCTTCAAACCATATATCTGTTTTTGGATTAACTTTTAAATGTGTGTCAAACTTAAATAATTCAGCACCAGAAAAATCAGAAATACTCCATTCTAATATTTTAGAGTTAAAAGGAGATGTAACATCATCAGATTGATTTGCAAAAAACAATTTAACATCAGCACTATTCGATTGACCAACCGATACATAAATATCTGTTATGTAAACCGTCTTGTTAGATGGTATTGTAGTTATCGCTTGATGCAAGTTTCCTATGTCAGCAGCAATATTACCCATAATATTACCTCCTGTTAGTTCTAAAACAATATCACCTGTATTTGCTCCTGTATAAGTACCTACCGTTTTTACAATCCCTTCATTTAGTCTAAAGCAATTAGCAGAAGTTGTTGCACTTGCAGAAGAACCTTGTAATGTTAATGTTTCTGTAACTTCTAATAAATTTTCATCAAGGAAAGTAACCTCAATAGTTCTTGCGCCAGATCCGTCACTAGTATCGTTTAAGTTACCTCCTGATTTCACTCTTAATTTCTCATTGGATATTTCATTTGGAATCCAATTCTCACTATAACTCCAAATAGCTTGAGGTGATATACCTACTGCATTGTTAATACCTGTTTTTCTTTTTGATTCTTCATAGCTTAATAGACCAGTGTTTCTATCTGTATTTAAATCAGATACAGTTCTAACTAATCTTACGTCTTCATTATCATTTAATATTTGCTTGGTATTAGATGTTAAATCATACCTTTCTGTACTTAAAATTGTGTTTATAGAGAAAGTTGTTTGAGCAATGCCATTATTTACGTATTTTACCCTAAAGAATTTATCAACTACACCTACAGTATTTGGTCTGTTTGTTGTTAAATCAACAACTTTAATTGAAATCCCAGCACCACCTGTCAGATTTACCATATCGTTAGAAAACTCTAAATTCAACACACCACCTTGTCCATCTACAGTTCCAGAAGCTTGTACAATTACTCCATGAAAACCTTGTGTAGAAATCCATTCACCAGTAAATACTTCGTTAGAACCTAGTGCTACTATAGTGCTATTTGAAGGGTCTACACCTGTACTTTTGCTATTAGAGTAGCTATTATTTGGCTCTTGACCAACTCCTACTGATTTTATTACAGTTGTTGGTGTTTCACCATTAACCAATCCATCAACAGTTTCTAGTAACGCAATTTGTTGACCCTTACTATATTTTGTTTGAATTGAGAAAGAACCTGTTTGTTCAGTTGTTCCATTAACGTACCTAATTCTAACATGTGATTCTACAATATTTAGAATCTTAGGTAAATTAAAGTTTGTATTAGCTACTGGTGTTGCTAAAGGAACAAAAGTTTCACCACCATTTGTAGATAAGTCAAAAAACAAAGTACCATCAGTCTCCATGCTTCCTAATACTGCAATAGAAACAGAAGTCCATGCAACTACGTTTTCCCATTTACCTATAAACTCTTCGTTGGAATCCAACAACGTAGCGGTACTGTTAGATTTACTAATTTTGTTATAAACAGTATCTCCTGTAAAAACTACTTCGGAGTTCATAAACTCTCTAAAAGAATCTAATGTAAATTCGTTACCTGATTCATCTTGAGCATCACTAATTAGTATCTTAGCACCAATTGAACTATCTACGCTCCTTGAGCCATCCTTTTGTGTAATTGAAATAAATCCACGATTCAACATACTATTGTCAAAGTATATGTCTTTTGATGGTTCATTGATATCTACAACATTATTAATAGTGTCTTGCACTATAAATGAAGCACCTGAAATATAAATTTTTTTAGCCATTATTGCTTTGTATTATTTTGAACAAAGATATAATTTTTTTATTTGTTGTATTTTTAATTTATTAAAAACAATGGCAAATAAATATTAATATTACAATTTAACAACCTCTTTTTTAACACTATTCCAATATTCTATTGTATTCTCCCAAACATTATCCTGTGTTTCCATTATTTCTTTTATTGATATTAAAGACATTTTCTTTGCCTTATCTTTATAAACAGTAAAGCAAATACAATTATACTCTAAACAACTACATGTTTCAGATAATCTTAAAAACTTATTTACTAAATCTTTCGCTTTTTTTTCTACAGTCATAACTATTTATCTTGGTAACATCTTAAAAACTCTATAACTAAAAGTGTTGCTAATATTAAAACTATTCCGTTCATATTCATATTTTTACTTACATGTTATTCTTTTAATCCTACCATCAAGGTAGTTAAAGTCTTGTATCTCAAAATCACTATAACAACCCTCTAATTCAGTAACGGTGGCTCTTTTGTCTAAATAATACATTACCTCCGTACAGTCGCAATAAACAACATCCTCTTCTGCCGTAAGGCATGATGAAAATGTAAATAATAAAACTAAAACAAACACCCTCATTAACTACTCGTTATCGTATTTATAATCATACTTAGCAGAATCATAAGCATCGCTACTGAAATCCGAAACCAACTCGTCATCTGCATTACAAACACACACCTGATGCGAAGCATCGGATTTTTTTTCCAACAAACAATTACCCTCAAAGTAATACCCTTTACCCAACAAATAAGCCAAAACCCACTTAGGAACTACCAAAGAGCCATCTCGAATTACATTCTTGTAACTTGCGTAACTCATTCCAATACTAGTAGCGAAATCCTCACCACTAGTATCTTCCAAAGCTAACTCGTATCTAAAAAAGTCTAAAACTTTTACTATACTCATATACTACTTAATTAATTTTTCCATAATATTCTTTGCGTTGCCTATAACAACAGCATCATCCAACTCAAAAGAACCCTTTGTTGTTGCTATCTTAACCGCTTGAATCAAAACACCTAATGCTTTTTGTTCATTATCGCCTAATACTGACTGTACTTCCTCTACTTTTTTCAAATCTTTACTCATATTATTTATATTTAATTGTTAATTTAAAAGTTCTTTGTCCAAATTTTTACCTATACGATATTCTTAATAATATCCGTCTAATTATAGAAACAGAACAATTATACTTCAAAGATAACTCCACTCTACTTAATTTCGAACTTCGTATATCTAAAATATCTAAATCATTAAACCGACTACGACCATGACTAGTTCCTATTGATTTACCTATTGTTGGAAACCTTAATCCATTATCATAAGCGTGTTTTATATTTTGAGAATAACTACACCATTCTAAATTGTCAATTTTGTTATTTAATTTATTACCATCTATATGATTTATTATTGGAAAATTATTAGGGTTTTCTATAAAGGCAATAGCAATCAACCTGTGAAGTTTTTTAGCCTTTCGATCTATAGAAACAATTAAATAACCATTACTTAAACTATGTTTTAATGTTTTGCCACTAGTTGTATTTATTACCACACCATTATTGTCTATTGAATAATTTTTATTTATTTTTTTCATAATGTAAAGATACTAAAAGTAATATAAGCAAGCAAAGAACTTATATAATAATCACAAATATATTACTTTTACACCAACAATCCTACAAGTAACCCAAAAAATTTTTCAGAATACAAAAAAACCCAACCTAAATAAATAGATTGGGAAAACTAAAA